AATGAGAATATAGCATTAAAATACAGACAGGCCGGGGTATCAACAGTTACCGCGGCTTGGATGTCTAAAAAACTTGTATTCGCAAGAAAAGAAACTCCCGAAAAAATATTAATTATCGCCAATAAGTTGGATACTTCATTGGAGATGGCGAACAAGATAAAAGCGTTCGTTGGTCAATGGCCGTCTTGGACAGGTGTAGATTTTGATAAAGCAAAAAATTCCCAAAAACATTATAAGTTAACAAACGGATGTGAGGTTAAAGCCGTTGCAACATCTAAGGATGCCTTGCGTGGATTTACACCAACCATACTTGTATTTGATGAGGCGGCGTTTATTGAGGCAGATAGTGATTTCTGGTCTGCTTGTATGGCATCCCTATCTACAGGGGGTAAAGTAATTGTGGTTTCAACACCAAATGGTTATGACGCAATTTACTATGAGATATATGACCAAGCGTTACGTAATATGAATGACTTCAAAATTACGGAGATGTTTTGGTATCGAGACCCAAGATACACCAAAGATTTATATTTTGTTAAAACAGATAATATTATTCATTTTTTATTAAATAAAGAAGAATATAGTCCTAATGACTTTATTGATTGGGGTAGTAAGTCGTATGATGCTAGAAACTTTGATGATGTTAAATTATTAATGACTGACGGATACAAACCTTGTTCGTCTTGGTTTGAGGCGATGGTTAAGAAATTAAAATACGATAAACGTAAAGTGTCTCAGGAGTTAGAATGTAACTTTTTAGGTTCCGGAGATAATGTGTTTGATTCTCTTATGATGCAAAATATTCGTGAGAATATGATTCTTGAACCTATTAATAAATTAATGGGTAATGCCCTTTGGATTTGGAAGGAACCTGTTGTCGGACATAAATATATTATGGGTGTCGATGTTTCTCGTGGGGATTCAGAAGATTTTAGTTCATTCCAAATTGTGGATTTTGATACGATGGAACAAGTTGCGGAATATGTGGGTAAGTTACCACCAGATACAATGGCAGAAATCTGTCATAAATGGGCAACAATTTATTCTTGTTTTATAGTTATAGATATTACCGGGGGGATGGGTGTTTCAACTTCAAGAAAACTTCAAGAAATGAATTACCGAGATTTATATGTTGATGGTATTGACATATCAAATAAATGGAAATACGACCCAAAGGCCATGGATAAAATCCCTGGATTAAACTTTAACAATAAAAGGGTTCAGATTATAGCATCGTTTGAAGAGGCGATGAGACATAAATTTAGAATTTATAGTGCTCGGTTATATAATGAAATGAATACCTTTGTATATATAAATGGTCGTCCTGACCACCAAAAAGGACATCACGATGATTTAATCATGTCGATTGCTATGGCAACATATGTTGCGGAATCTTCTTTTAGCCAATTAACTAAAGTTACGGAACAAACTAAAGCTATGTTAAATTCTTGGTCTGTTAGTAATAATGAATCAATAAAGGAGAATATTAATTTTAACCCTGTGATACCCCATTATCAAGATAGAATCAATCAATTTAATGGACAACAAACTAGTCGTGAGGATTATCAGAAATATGGATGGTTATTTGGGGGAATGTAATATTTATTTAAAAAGAGTGAATGGGTATCTCAGATAGAAAAAGAAGTATTGATGTTTCCGTAAATATTAATCTTGATTTTAACGAAGAAAACAAACCAAATAATTTTATTGTTGAAAATAATTTTAAATCAGGTTTTTTTGTTAGTAGAAAAAAATCGGGTAATATTATTGCGGGGTCAAAACTTAATGTTGAAGGTCAAGGTATTTTTAATGTTAAAGGTGGTGATAATTCTATTATTATAAAACATTTCCCTAAACCTACACCTGTAAGTGAAGGTTTAAAACCAACACCAACTCCAAGTGTTACACCAACAAATACTCCGACGCCAAGTGTTACACCTACTGTCACACCTACACCAACAACGTTATATTGTGATATAAATTATTATGTACCATCAACACCTACGCCAACAGTAACTCCAAGTGTTACACCAACGCCAACATTAACTCCTACTGTGACACGAACACCAACGGTAACCCCAAGTATCACACCAACCAAAACTGTCACACCTACGGTAACTAAAACACCTAACGCTAGTCCTAATCCGACACCTAGTCCTACACCTACCCACACAACAACACCTACGGTTACACCAACAAATTCAATGACACCAACACCAACACCAACAAATGTGGTTACTTGTAATTGTTTAACATTTATTAACACTTCAAATAAGGTTTTACCGTATGAATATGATGATTGTAATGGTAACCATGTTAATCGTACAATAAGTGGATTCCAAACAATAACAGTTTGTGGTACAAATCCATTATCAACCAAACAGGTTGAAATTACTATTGGTGTTTGTGATGAAACTTGTATTGTTGATTGTTTTGAATATACGATAACATTAGATACAGAGAACCCATGTGTGTTTGAATTAACACCTTGTTGTGATACACGAATAACCTCACCGTATGTTTTAACACCTTCAGAAGGTGTTATCACATTCTATTCAACAACATACCCAATTATTCTTGATGGTAGTGGTGTTATTGAAGATACCGGAGTTAATTGTGTTTTAACCTGTGATACATATGATATAAATTCACAAGTTGGTAGTAGAATAACATTTGAACCTTGTTGTGGAGAATTAAAAACATCACCATATGTGATAACTGATGATATACAACCAATTCAAATATGTTCATTAATAAAACCAACCAGTAATGATGAAACTAGTAAAATCTTTAATATGGGTATATGCCCATCTTGTTAAAAATAAAAAATTATGATAGTATTAAATAGTAATAATTTTAACGGAGAATTATGTAATATAATTTATTACCCCCTAACTGGTGGAACAATTTACTTGGGTGTAAATGTGTTACCTTACATATATGATTCTGAATATATATATGGTTTATTTGATATTAATTTTTTCACAATAAGTAAAGATTGTACATTAACGATTGAATCCCCATATGTTACCTTAACACCAACCCCAACAGTTACTCAAACCCCAACTAATACAGTAACGCCTAGTATTACGGTAACACCGACTGTTACCCAAACTAACACCCCAACTAATACTGTAACACCCACGGTAACTAGAACACCTGGTGGAACACCTGAACCAACACCAAGTATAACACCAACAAATACCCCGAGTGTAACTCCAACTATCACACCAACTAATACAACAACTCTAACACCTACCGTAACCACAACGACAACTAACACACCAACACCTACCATAACACCGTCACCAACACCTTTACCGGTATTTAAATCATTATGGAAAACATCATTAACTTCTACTCTCTCAACTAACGCATATACAGTTCAATTACCATATCTTGTTTCAGGAACCTATAGTGGGTTTATTGATTGGGGGGATGGAAGTATTTCAGCAAACACATATTCAAATAGAACTCACACATACTCAACATCAGGAAATACTTGGTTAATTAAAATTTCGGGTGTAATAAATGGGTGGAGTTTTACTACAGGTATTGATAGTACCAAAATAATTGAAGTATTACAGTGGGGGCCTTTAAAATTAAATTACCAAGCTGGATTTGCGGGTTGTTTTAATTTAACATTATTAAATGTTGTGGATGTTTTAGATTTTTCATATTCTGGTAGTGGTGTACAATGTTTCGCATATTGTTCTAATTTAACAACAATAAATAACGTAAATTCTTGGGATATGTCAAATGTTACTGAGATGACGGAAATGTTCGTAGGGGCTTATAATTTTAATGATGATATATCAAATTGGAATGTTTCGGGAGTTACTAATATGTCCAATATGTTTCAAAACACATATAGTTTTAATCAAAATATTGGTTCTTGGAATGTTTTTAATGTTTTAAATATGTCGGGTATGTTCCAATATTCGTCATTTAATAATGGTAACTCAACATCGATTAATAATTGGAATCTTGCAAGTGTTACGAATATGAGTTATATGTTTTACAACACAACCAATTTTAATCAAAATATTGGTTCTTGGAATACTTCAAATGTTACTAACATGGATTATATGTTTTTTAACTCAACATCTTTTGACCAAAATATTGGTTATTGGAATGTTAGTAATGTAACAAGCATGATAAGTATGTTTAAGGGTGCTACAAATTTTAATAATGGGTTAAGTCCATCAATTTATTCTTGGGACACTTCAAAAGTAATTAGAATGGGGGGAATGTTTCAATACGCTAAATTATTTAATCAAGACATTGGTGGTTGGGATATGAGAAAAGTTATAAATATTACCTCCATGTTTTATGGGGCAACCCAATTTAATAACGGTAATACTGACACTATTAAAAATTGGATTATTACTGGAGCAACCGCTTTAAGTAATATTTTTCTAAATGCAACTAATTTTAATCAACCAATTGGTAATTGGGATGTGTCAAGAATAACCTCCTTGGAAAGTGCGTTCTTTAGTGCCACAACTTTTAACCAAGACCTTGGAAATTGGAATGTTTCAAAGGTAACTACTTTCACCAATTCATTTCGGGATTCGGGATTCAATAATGGAAATTCTCCATCAATTAGTGGTTGGACTATAAATACAACAAATAATGTACTTATGAATGCGATGTTTTATGGTTCACAATTTAACCAACCTATCGGTAATTGGAATGTTTCAAAAGTTACAAATATGACTTCTATGTTTAATTCAACACCATTTAATCAACCAATTGGTTCTTGGAATGTTTCGGGAGTTACCGATATGGAGTCAATGTTTAGTAACTCAACATATAATCAACCATTATCTGGATGGAATGTTTCAAATGTTAGTTATTTTGATTATATGTTTGGTAATTCAATATTTAATCAACCAATAGGTAATTGGAATGTATCGAAAGCGACTAATATGTCATATATGTTTCAATATTCACAATTTAATCAACCTATTGGAAATTGGAACATATCCGGTGTAACTAATTTTAATTTCTTTATGTTAAATAAAACTACATCAACATTATCATCGTCAAATTTAGATAATATTTATAATGGTTGGGTAACCAAAAATCCTCAGATAGGTATAACAATCACTTTTGGTTCCGCTAAACATACATCAGGAAGTACCGCAAATAAAAATATATTAACCTCAACATATGGTTGGTCTATAACAGATGGTGGAGTAATATAGAATAAATCAAACTATTTATATAAGTAAAAATATATTTAAATTTAAAATATGGAAAATAATCAAAATAATGATTTAACAGTTTGGCAGAGACTATCTAGGTCTTTTGGTCCAAACTCGTTATTGAATCAGGACTACCCAACATACACATTAGATAAGAAGGAATTATTAAAAACAACTTCTAAGGATGAGTATGAAAGGGAAAAATTACAAGCACAACAAACATATTACTTAGCAAACCAATGGACCAAGATTGAAAGTAATCTTTATACCCAAGCGGTTTATTATGAACCAACTCGTTTAGCGTCTTTTTATGATTATGAATCGATGGAATATACACCTGAGATATCAGCAGCTTTAGACATTTATGGTGAAGAATCAACAACCGTGGATGAGAATGGTTATATGTTACAAATTTATTCAGAATCAAAACGAATAAAATCAATTTTAGCAGATTTATTTAATAATGTGTTAGACATTAACACAAACTTAACTATGTGGACAAGAAATACTTGTAAATATGGTGACAACTTTGTTTATTTAAAATTAGATGCAGATAAAGGTATTGTTGGTTGTATGCAATTACCAAATATTGAAATAGAACGTTTGGAAAGAGGTATGGCTGCAAAATCAGCCAATATTGAAGAACCAGCCGAAAACAAAGGATTAAGATTTAAATGGAAAGCAAAAGATATGGAGTTTAACTCTTGGGAGATTGCTCATTTCCGTTTATTAGGTGATGATAGAAAACTTCCTTACGGAACCTCTATGTTAGAGAAAGCTAGACGTATTTGGAAACAATTATTATTATCTGAGGATGCGATGTTAATTTATAGAACATCAAGAGCACCTGAAAGACGTGTATTTAAAGTATTCGTTGGGAATATGGATGATAAAGATGTTGAAGCATATGTACAACGAGTTGCGAACAAATTTAAACGTGACCAAGTTGTCGATTCTAAAACAGGAAATGTTGATATGAGATTCAACCAAATGGCTGTTGACCAAGATTATTTTATACCCGTTAGAGACCCTGCAGCAGCATCACCAATTGATACGTTACCGGGAGCAACAAACTTATCAGAAATTGCTGATATTGAATATATTCAAAAGAAATTATTAACCGCTCTTCGTGTTCCTAAAGCATTTTTAGGGTTTGAAGAAACCGCTGGTGATGGTAAAAATTTATCGTTGATGGATATCCGTTTCGCAAGAACAATTAATAAAATTCAAAAATCTATGATAGCCGAATTAAATAAAGTCGCTATTATACATTTATTTTTATTAGGGTTTGAAGATGAATTATCTAATTTTACATTAGCGTTAACCAACCCATCATCTCAAGCGGATTTATTAAAAAACGACCTTTGGAAAGAAAAAATCGCATTATATCAACAAGCTGTTGCGGCAATTGCTGGTATTGCTCCGGTATCTGTATCATGGGCTAAGAAACATATTTTAGGATTCTCTGATGAGGAAATCAAACTTGATTTACAACAACAACGAATTGAGATGGCTGTTGGTGCAGAATTAACAAACACAGCAACAATTATAACACATACAGGTATTTTTGATAATATCGATAAATTATATGGTAATGCTACATCCGGAGCAACTGCCGGTGCTGCACCATCATCCCCACCACCACCGGGTGGAGGAGGATTTGGCGGAAGTAGTGACTTTGGAGGGATGGAAGATTTAGGAGCACCTGAAGCCGGAGGAGCACCTGAAGCCGGAGGAGCACCTGAAGCATCACCCGGTCCAACACCAGGAGGTGAGGCTGAAGTAACACCTGAGTCATTTAAACGAGATAATTTAAAAATATTAGTAGAACAAGGTTCTTTAACTGAAGATGAATCCTACATTGATTTATCAAGAGGAAAAAATTCTTTAGGTGATATTGAGGAACAATTAAGTAAACTTCTAAAAGATTAGATATTTATAATAAAAATTAGATATGAAAAATTTTGGTTTATTAAAAACAAAGATAGAAAATGTGTTGTTAGAATCATACTCTAACAATACTTTCAAAAACGAATTAAAAACATTTAAGAAACTTGTTATTGAGAATAAAAACATAAGTAAATTATTTTATTTATATGATGAATTAAGTTCTCCAAAGGCATTAAGTGAATCTTATTGTGTTGGATATATAAATGAATGTGTTAAAATTTATGAAAACACTTCAAACAAATTAAAACAATCTGATATTAATAAAATAATTAATTGGGTTGGTAATAAAAATGTGAAAAGTAATTATACAGATATCGACACACTATTCTCTAATGATGTTTTAACTATTGAATCTAAAATTAAAAGTCGAAAAGTTATTATGGAATCACTTAAAAAATTACCTATAACTAAAACTGAGGGAATTGACCTACCATTATCAACTATGGTAAGTGTTGCTAATAAAACGATTAAAAGTTATATTGATGGTTTAAATGAATCAGACAAAAAAGAATTAATTGATTTATTATCTGAAGATGACACAACTTTAAATGAAAAATATACTACACTTAAAGAAGGTGTAGTTACAAAACTAACAGAAATGAAAAATGCCAGCACTGAGTCTTCAATGCAGACAAGAATTGATGAAACTATATCAAAAGTTATTTCTGAAAAATACGATAAACTTACGTATTTCAAACTTAAGAATCTTAAAGAGAATCTTTAATCATTATCAGAATTGAACTTTTTTTGGACATACTTAGCCTTAGAAAGTTCAGTTCTTTTAATAACAGATTTTTTAACAAATTCTTTTCTTTTAAAAAGTTCTCCACTTTGACGAGTTTTAATAACTTTACTTTTATAAAGTTTTAACGCTTTCTCAATTGAGATGTTATTATCTAATTTTATTATTATCATATACTACATATATCTTCCTCTTACAAAAAAGTTTTGACATTACTCATAAAAATACCTATTATTTTAAAAAATAAACAGGAAAATATGAAAATTAATGAAAAAGGGGAAAACTTCTCTACTACACGGATTCAAAACAGCTAAAATTGTATATGGAACGGTAGATTCAATCACACTCAAATCACTTTACTTAAACATACAAACTTGGGTTGAACCAATTTATGAATGCGACAATTGGACAAGAACAGTTCTAAATTTAAGTAGAAGTATTAAACACTCAATTTACGAGTCAATAAATAAAAAAATTTTTAATGAAAAATTTATTGTAGATTTAGATTTAAGGTCTAGCGGACTAAATTTAAATAAAAAATCATTTATGAATCTTGAAATAAATTTTTACTTAATAGATGATGAATTAGATTTCAAATCCGACGAATTAAAAGAAACTTTACAACAAATAACACAACAAATTTTTACAGATAATTTTTTAGATAATGAAAATTTTAATTTTTATCTAACCAAAAAGAGTAAAATCGACGAAGAAATGTTACAAACCGATAATGTTTAATATTTATTATTAAAACATTTAAGATGAATTTAAAAATATTACAACCAAATGAGTCAGGAAAGGGGATTTTAGTTGAGTACGATGCGGGATATGTTAACCCAAGAGATAATCGTAATGAAACTTTAATTAGAGAATCTAGCGAGATGTTAGACCATTCTAAACCATTTGAGTTTTACGCTGTATTACAAAAATATGACACACCAAATAGAAATGGTAGATTATACCCTGAACGTATATTAAAAAGAGAAGCTGAGAATTATAAAAAAATGATTAAAAAGGGTACCGCTCTATCTGAGTTAAATCACCCGGAATCATCTTTAATTGATTTAGACAGAGTTGCCCATATGATTACTGAAGTATGGTGGGAAGGTAATGTCCTAATGGGTAAGATAAAACTACTTACATCACCTGGTTACCACGAAAGAGGTATTGTATCAACAAAGGGTGACTTAGCAGCAAACTATCTAAGACAAGGTGTTACATTAGGTATATCTTCAAGAGGTGTAGGGTCCCTTAAAAAAATTGGTGAACAAAATGAAGTACAAGACGATTTTGAATTAATCTGTTTTGACTTAGTATCATCACCATCTACTCCGGGAGCTTACTTATTCTTAAATAAAGAAGATAAACATCTATATGATGAAAACTTAGAGGAAGAGAAAAAAATGAGTGTTGAAAGACACGTTGGTGATTCCGGAAATAAATCGCTTGACTTAATGAAAAAATTAAACGATTATTTGGGATATTAATTAAATAAAAACAAAATGGAAGAAAAGTATTTTATCGCAAAAATTACCTTAGACTCAGTTGATGAGGCCTCAGGAAAGATTAAAAAATTAAGAGAAGAAAAATTAGTTAGTGGTTACAACCCTACTGATATTGAGGCTAAAGTTACTAAAGTTTTTGAACATTATACAATGGAGTGGAGAATCACGGCAATTGTAGAAAGTAAAATTGACGAAGTAATTGAGTAATTAAAATTTCAATTATTAAAAAAAGAGGACTATATGTCCTCTTTTTTTATGCTTTTATTTTTTAGGTGATATTTATAATTGTATAAAAAACCTGATGTGATTTTAGTTTAATTTAAACTTTTTTCATATTGGGAGATATTTATATATTAAAAACTATATAAAACCAATGGCAAAAGAAAAATCTTTAGTTGAAGAGGCTATCATCCAAATGAAAAATTTGGAAGAAGCGGTAGCTGAAAATGCAAAAGGAATACTTGCTTCTACAATGAAACAAGAAATCAAAGACCTAGTAAAAGAATCTTTATCTGAACAAGAAGACGATGAGATTGAAACGGATGACGTTGAAATGGATGAACCAATGGGTTCTGACGATATTGCCGATATTGATATGGGCGATGATGAATCAGACGAAGAGGGTGACGAAATGGATACTGATGATATGGACGATGAAGAAGATATGGACTTCGGTGACGAAGAAGATATGGACGACGAAGAAGACACTATCGACTTAACTGACGCTGACGATGATGAAGTACTTAGAGTATTTCAACTTATGGGACCGGATGATAATATTGTTGTTACTAAAGACGACAAAGGAAACACTCACCTTAAAGATGAAGAAACAGGTAAAGAGTATATGATTGTTGGTGAAGGTGAAGAAGAAGAAATGTTTGAATTTGATGAATCTGATGAAGATGAAGAAGAAATGGACGAATCAATCGAATCTATCGTAGAAAGAATGTTTAGTTCTGATGACGAAGATGAAGATGAATTTGATGAAGAAATGTTTGAATCTGACGAAGACGAAGAAATAGTTTATGAAATTGAAATGGACGATGAAGACCAAGAAGAAGAAATGGATGAATCAATCTATGAATCTAAAAAAATGTCTATCAAACCTAAAGGTACTGGTATGGGAAGTCCTTCTAAATTCAAATATGACAAATCACCTAATTTAGGTACCGGTTTTAAAACTAAAATGAAACAAGGTGATAAAACTATGGGTACCGGAAAACCAAAATTTGATTATAAAGATGGTGAAAACTCTGGTAGTAAATTAGGTAAAAACACAATGGTTAAAAAAGTGGAATCTAAAGAACAATTTACAGAAAAACCTAAAACAACAATTAAAAAGGTTGAGACAAAAGAGGCGGTTCGTACTTTAGGTGCGGGGTCTAACTTTAGAAAAGGTGGTTTACCAAAACCAAGAGCTCACTCAAGTGCAAATACTGCAATCAAAGAAAGTACTTCTAATAGAGAATTACAAGTTCTTAGAGAGAAGAATGAAGAGTATAGAAAAGCACTTAATGTTTTTAGAAGTAAATTAAACGAGGTTGCAATATTCAATTCAAACTTAGCTTACGCTACACGTTTGTTTACAGAACATTCAACTTCAAAACAAGAAAAAATTAACATTTTAAGAAGATTTGATGGTGTTGAAACTATTAAAGAATCTAAAAATTTATATCAAGTTGTTAAAAACGAATTATCCGCAGGTACTAAATCTCAAACTATGAATGAGTCAATCGAAAGAACAATCGCAAAATCACCTTCTACAGGAGCGGTTAATTTAATCGAGTCAAAAACATATGAGAATCCACAGTTCTTGAGAATGAAAGATTTAATGACAAAAATTAAATAAAAATAAATAAATTAAAATTAATAAAAACCAAAAAAAAATGGGAGCATTATTAGAATCAGGTCTAGTTGGTAACATTGGGTTAAAACACCTTAAAGTTATTAAAGAAGACACAATCAACAAATGGGATAAATTAGGATTCCTAGAAGGTCTTAAAGGACATATGAGAGAAAACGTAGCTCAGTTATATGAGAACCAAGCGTCTTTCTTGATAAACGAAGCTACAGGTGAAGGTTCTAACGGAGCGTTCGAAACTGTTGTTTTCCCAATCGTAAGAAGAGTATTCTCTAAATTATTAGCGAATGAAATCGTATCTGTACAAGCTATGAATTTACCAATCGGTAAATTATTCTTCTTTGTACCAAAAATCCAAGGATATACAGGTGGAACTGCAAATATGTCAGGTGACCACTACGCACCAATCGGTTCTCCGGGTAATTATAACCCTACGGACAGAAATCAAGGTTATGGAGATTCTTCAGGAGCTTACCAAAAAAATCTTTATGATTTATTCTACGAAGGAACTGAACCAGGTTTAGACCCTGATGGTTTATTCGATTATTCAAAAGGTAAATGGTCGGCTATTACAGCCACTTGTGCTACAGTACAATGGTCTAACGGAGCGTTAGTATCTACAGCTTACAGTGGTGAAAACAGAAAAATCTTGATTGCTATGACAGGTTTCTCTAACACAGGTGATGGTAAATTAATCGGACCTAATGGTCAAGAAATGGATACTGAAGAATTTTTATCAGGTCTTAAATTATTTACAGCTAACGCAACAGTTGCGACTCAATTAGGTACTTCAACATTTACACCATTATTATTTAGAGTTGTTACTCAGAAATATGGTCAAGGTATCGTTCAATACGGTTCAACAACTACTACTTCTTGGCCGACTAACGGTAATGGAGGTTCTTTCAAAGACGTTTGTTCTGCACAAGGTGTTATCTATTTAGAAGTTGATACTCAAGTACCAGTATGTGTATCTTGTGGTCAATCTACACCTGATGGATATTCAGGAGCAACGTTAACAGCTGCTAACTGGAGTGGTACTGCGATTACAACTAACATTCAAGCGGCTTTCAGACGTTACGAAGAATTAGAATTTGAAGATAAAATCGGTGAGGTTTCTTTCGACTTAGATTCTGTTACAGTTTCTGTTACTGAAAGAAAATTAAGAGCACAATGGTCT